ATTTACTGTAGCTGAACGTGTTGGATAGTATTTTATCAGAAGTTGACCCTCAAGTGTATCTATAATCTTTTTCACATCATCTTTCTGATACTTGATGTTTTGTGTTGTAACACCACTAAATATTGCATCGTATCTCAAACCAACATAAGTTTCATTCAACTCTAAAGTATAATGAACTGCTGTAAAACCTTTCTTTACAGCGCCCGCAGCGATACATTGTAATAACCAAGTCTTTCCTATACCTGCGGGCGCTACTACGACTCCTAACTCACCCTCACCTAAACCACCGTCCATGATATCATTTATGACATCCCACGGCGTTTTGATTGTAACCCTTGTAGCTTTGGTGAGCCTCTCCTCTATACCAACATTATAATCGTGACCTATATCGACAGGTGTACCTGCTTTCATAGCATTATCGATAACAGTCTTTATATCATCATAATTTTGATTTTCTAATAAATTTACACTTTCCATAATAGCTGACTTTAGAACTTGATTCTTACAGAAGTCAAGAGATTTTTCTTTTACAAATTCTAAATCTGCAGCTTCTCTATTTCTCCAAGCATCTTTCAAACCCTCAATAATACTAAGTTTTAGAACTTCATTGTCTACTGAATCAACGGATATTTTTAGTGCTTCTAATGTAGGTGTTGTTTTATATTTTATAAAGTAATTTTGTATTTCTTCGACTAACCACTTATTTGAATCACTTTCGAAATACTCAGGCTTGATTATCTCCATAATAGTTTGTAGATAAACTGAATCATTCAGAAAACAAGATATTACTTTTGATTGGAAACTTGTTCCGAATGATTGTAAACTATTACTCTCCATATACACTCTTTGACTTTTGGCTTTTATAAATACTAATTTTTTTATCTCTATATTTTTTTCTTGCTTTTTCTAATATCTCATCTCTGTTACGTTGGTAATATTCCATTTGCCACTTTCGTTGTGCGTCTTTCTTTTCTTTTTGGGTGTGATATATTTTCTTTCTACCCATTTGTAACCTGTGCGTATTTATCTAAAGTAGTAAATGTTTGTGATAACCAACTACTGATGTTTGGAAGATTTTGAAACAATCTATCTTCCATGAATTGACTTTCGAACTTGAACTTGATAAGTCGGTTGATTGGTTGTCGAACGATGTCGAGTAACTTTGTTTTAGTTGAACCACTTATATCAACATCCGAAAGTTGCATAAGTTTATAGTTCCTCTCTAACAACTCTTTATTCTGTAATACTTTCACAAAAAAAGCACCACCCTCATCTTTGTGTTGTAAAGCATATTTATAAACTTCATCCAATGTATAAGTATTATCTTCGTTAGCCAAAGTAGGCATGTTTTTTACTAAAGTTTTAGTGGCAACTCCCTTTACTCCGTTTATATTATCAGACTTGTCTCCTTCAAATACTTTAGCCATTATAAAGTTGTTTGCTGTCACGCAATATTCCTCTAACACACTCTGTTTATCATACAATTTTTTTCTTGTTGGTGACCAAACTTTAACGTTGTCGTTGACAAGTTGTAAAAAATCCTTGTCAGTTGACATAATAATTTTATCACCATCTCCTAAAGCGTTTCTTGTAAGATACGCTATGGCATCATCTGCTTCTATTCCATCTACTGATATTGAAGTAACAGGTAATAGTTCAAGGTAATCAACGATACGACGTAGTTGTACTCTCATACTACGTTTCTCATCCTCAAGGTTTTCTAAACCCTCTAATCTATTGACACGATACGATGTACGTCTTCGTTGCTTGTAATCAGAAAATATCTTTCTTCGTCTACTACTACCACCTTTACCATCGAATACTATGATTACTCTTGATGGATTGAACATATTGATGGCATATCCAAGACTCTGTAAGAATCCGACTATACCACCAACATGAACTCCGTTTTCGTTCACAGTCGGCATTACGCTGAATACTCTAATAAAAGTATTCAAGCCGTCGACTATTAGAACTCGCTTGTTCGGTTCATCGTAATCAACCGAACCACCTTTTTTCTTTATCTCATTTAGGATTGAAAGATATCTTGCATTAGTCATCTAATACTTCTTCTGTCTCCACAACATCATCAATTCCTAAATCTTTCATGTCGTATTGAAGAACAAGCTTTTCGCAAATTTGTTGATAAACATATTCCTTGAGTTCTGCATCTTGTAATAGTTCAGCGAACTCTTTGGATTGAAACTTGTGTTCTTCACCTAAGTGGTCTACAAGTGTGTACCATGCACCTGAACCTTTTACTATCTTATGGTCTTTCATCACTTTCAACCAACTACCAACATCATCAATACCACTTTCAAAATAAAGTGGAAATTCACAACTTCTCAAAGGAGGACCCAATCGATTTTTTATTACTTGTGCAAGTATTGTCATTCCGATTGTATTATTCTTTTTGTCCTTTATTTGTCCTTTGTTCTTTAGTCTAATTCTTGTAGAGGAATGGAATGGTAATGCTTTTCCACCACTTGTAGTCCACGGGTCTCCAAACATCACTCCAAGTTTTTGACGTAACTGATTTGTAAACACAAGAGCTATCTTTTGTCTACCAATCATTTGAGTGACTTTTCTCATAGCTTTAGAAATGATGATTGCTTTAGATGTTGCAAAACCATCTTTATCAAAATCTGCATCCATCTCAACTTTTGTTGAAGCTGCTGCTAATGAATCAACAAGGATTGTAACCAATCTGTTCTTATCACTTTCACGAACTTTTACAACTATCTCTTCTATAGCCTGAAATATATCCTCTACAGTTTCTAAGTGTAGATATAACATACTATTTATATCCACACCAATTACTTTTAGAAAATCTTGACTTACGGCGGTTTCAGTATCGATATATACTGCAACTCCACCTTTCTTTTGAGTTTCTGCGAGTAGGTGTGCACCTACTAACGACTTACCACTTGACTCTAAACCATTGATTTCTGTAATTCTACCCACAGCAATACCACCATTTGGTCGATTAGCAACTGCTAAATCTAACAACGTGGAACCTGTAGAAATAAAATCTTTTATATCAGTTGGTGTTGTATCACTACCATCAAGGAAGTAAGCAACTTTCGTATCCTTGAACTGCTTATTTAGACTTGAAGCAAGTTCTGAGGCTAATGTGTCTCTTGTAGACATTCACTTCTCCTTATATTAGAAACAGGGGGATAGAGCGAATCGTATCCCCCATCTTTTTTTACTTATTGAACAAATCGTCAAAAGCTGAAGATACATCCTCAGTAGCTTTTGGAGCCTCAGTTTTATTAGAGGTTTCCTCTGCTGATTCTTCTGTCTCTTCATCTTCACTTGGATTTAGCCAAGCGTTCAACACTTCTGTCAAATCTTCATAAGATAACTCATTATAGATATCTGTAATGTTTGTCTGATTGTCTGTGATGGTTTGTAAGAGACTTGCATCTTCGGTTATCGGAGTTTGATTCGGTTTTACTCGGATACTTGTTTTAGGAAAAGAAGCTCCAACTTCTTCTGCCGTCTTGAATTCGACTGCGATGTCACGACCATTCATTGGATCGGTAATGTCACCATAATCGGGATCGGCAATGATAGAAAGAAGTTCTTGGTAAACAGTTTTACCAAAGCCCCAAAACTTCACACCTTGATTTTCTTCACCTCTGACAATGATTGGAGCGAAAGTTCTCATTTTAGCTTCAATCTTACGGGCGAGACGATAGTCTTCTTTGTTACCCGAAGCTTTTAGCTTTTGAGAGAACTCTTCGATTGGGTCAGGACGACCGAATGAAACAGGTGAAAGATATGACTTACTACCCAAATCATAATGAAAAAACAATTCAATGAAAGGATTATCCTTATTGAATGCGTAAGGAACCACTCGGATGACAGTTGTGCCAGGCGATGGTTTCCAAAGATTTGAGGTTCTGTTATTGGTGGTTTGAAGTTGATTGAGACGCTTCTTCAGTGCGTTAATATCCATTTGATACTCCTTATTTATTATTATTCATTTGTTATTTGTTATTGGGTGAAACCTTCATTCAGTAATATATATCATATATATTTTTCAAAACGTGT